GGCTTCGACGTGAAGGCGAACGCCTACAACGCGGCCCTGCTGTCGAACGGAGCCGACCCGGGCGGCGTTCTGTACTCCGATCAACCGTTGCCTTCGGAGGAAGTGGCCGCCCTGCGTGCGCAGTGGGAGGACCGTCACAAGGGCGCGATCCGAGCGTCCCGCGTCGCGATCCTCTCGGGCGGCCTGAAGTACGAGCGGTCGACCGTGACGCCGAAGGACATGGCGTTCGGCGACATGCTCGATCGGCACAAGGCCGAGGTGCTCGCCGCGCTCGGTGTCAACCCGTTCGACATCGGCGACACGCCTGAGTACAACCGAGCGGCCGCCCTCGCCGCTCGAGCGCAGACGTGGGAGCAGACGGTCATTCCCCGGCTGCACCACATCGAGGACGCCTTGTGGTCGTGGCTGTTCGAGCCGTACAGCCGGAATCAAACGCTCGACACCTACGTGGAGTTCGACCTTACGAAGGTGGAAGCGTTGCAGCCGAACATGACCGAGAAGGTGCAGCAGGCCAACGCGCTGGTCATGATGGGCTACACGCTCGACCAGGTGAACGAGCGGCTCGGGCTTGGGATGCCTGCGGCTCCGGTCGAGCCGGAAGTCCCACCTCCGCCTCCTCCCGCGGCCGAGCCTCCGCCTCCGGCACCCGTCGAGGCGTCCGCTCGCGTCGTGCGGGTCAAGGCCCCGAAGCGTCTCCCGCGCCAGGTGCAGTCTGTCAAGCGTCGCGTGACGCAGTTCGAGAAGTCGAAGGCGCAGGAGGTTCTCGACAGGCTCCGCGCGATCCCGCGCTTCCTCAACAAGGCGATCGGGGACCTTCCGGAACTGACGCCGATGGAACTCGACTACGTGCTCGGCACGCCTGCGCAGTGGACCGCAGACGCCAACGAGTACCTCCGCGGCGTGATGGACCCGGTCGCGACGTACGCTCTCAACTCCGCTCGTAACACGTTCGGCGGCTTTGAGGTGATCAGCGTCCGCGATCCGAAGTGGTACGCGAAGGCGGCCTCTCAGACGGCCTCGCTCGTGCAGGTGCAGTCGAAGCGGCGCGAAGCGTTCCGCAAGGTGATCACGCGCACGTTCCGAGAAGGTGGCGCGGGTTCCGTCGACGAACTGTCGAAGCGGCTCGACCAGGCGTTCGGCGACGAGATCCCCTCGTCGGCTGACACCGTCGCTCGAACCGAGTCGGCGATGCTGATCCAAGACATCAAGGACACGGCCGCGAAGGACGAGGGGTTCACGCACAAGACGTGGTCGACCGCAGGCGATCTGTCGGTCCGGGCCTCGCACGCGGCGATCGACGGCGAGACCGTTGAGATCAAGGCGAAGTTCTCCAACGGCCTCGAGTACCCGTCGCAGATGGGCGGTCCTCCGGAGGAGGTCATCAACTGCCGATGTGACGTCGTCTACAGGATTATGGACTGATGGCCATCGCCGACATCGTCGATTCGTCGACTACAATGAAGACCATGGACACGCGCACTCTCCGTCTCAAAGCATCGGTCTCCGCGAAGGCCGACGGCATCTACCGATTCATCGGATCGACCGCGGCGGTCGACCGCGTCGGCGAGGTCGTCGAGCAGAACTGGGACCTCGAGAACTACAAGCGGAATCCGGTCATCCTCTACGGTCACGACCAAGGCGGCCTGCCGATCGGCAAGGCCGTCAACGTCGCCGTGGAGAACGGTGCGCTGACGTTCGACGTGAAGTTCGTTCCGGCCGAGATCTACCCGTTCGCGGGAACGGTCGAGGCGATGTACCGCGACGGCTTCTTGAACGCTGTCTCGGTGGGCTTCATTCCGACCGACGTCGACGGCAACACGATCAAGAAGGCTGAACTCCTTGAACTATCGGCGGTCCCCGTACCCGCCAACCATGAAGCATTGATGCAGCGCGGCGCTCGCAAGATGCTTCCGGTGTTCAGGGCGTTCGACCACGGCGATCTCGTGAAGACCATTGCGAACCGTGCAGCGTTCGACGAGTTCTTCGGCGCGATCGTCGCGAAGGCGATGGAGGAGGAGGCACCTGTGGAAGAGTCGAAGAAGAGCCTGAACGAACTCATGATCCTCGTGCAGGAGGCGATGACCGACCTGCAGGAGGGCGACGTTGAATCCGTCGCCTCCGACCTGAACGCGATCGCGGCGATGATTCAGATCCTCATCGACGAAGAGACGCCGGACGCTCCTGGCGCCGGTGAAGGTACGCCGATGGGCGACCCGGGTGCAGGCTCGGAAGGTGCCTCGATGGATCAGAAGTCCGTCGAGGCCGTCATCAAGCAACTCGGTGCGCCGATGGCGCACTCGATCGAATCGGTCTTGGCGGATCCGGACGCAGTGTCCGCGATCCTCAAGGCCATTGGGACTCCGAAGTGAAGAGGGAGTTACACATGACTGATCACGTGAAGGCGATCGTGGACGGCGTCCGTCCGATGATCGAGGTGGTGGACGCGAAGGCGAAGGCCCTCGAGGCCCGTGTCGACGACTTGAGCGCGCAGGTCCGCGAACGCGCGACCGCGTCGAGCCTGCCGGGCGTCGAGCCGAAGAAGTTCTCGTTTGCGAAGGCGATCGGCGCCATCAAGACGGGCAACTGGTCGGCCGCCGGTTACGAGAAGGAAGTGTTCGACAACATGTCGGCCAAGGCGCTCCGCTTCGGCGACGGCGCGCAAGGCGGCTACCTCGTCCCGGACGAAGTCCGCAATGATCTGTTCGTCGGTGCGACCCGCGCGAACAACGTGCTCTTCCAGACGAACGTCCTCCGCGTGACGTCGTCGGGTGGCGCTCCGATTCGCATCCCGAAGATCTCGGCTGGCCACGCGGGCGGCTGGATCGGCGAGAACGGCTCGAACTCGGCCGCGGATCAGACCTACGCTGAGATCACCTTGTCGCCGAAGCGTGCGTTCGCGGCGACCCTCATGTCCAACACGCTCATCCGTCGCGACGCGGCCTCGGCCGAAGCGGTGGTTCGTGCTGACCTCGAGGCGGCGGTCTCCGAGCAACTCCTCAAGGGCTACCTGAACGGCGGCGGCACGAACGAGCCGAGCGGCCTCACGGCGCTCTCGGGCACGACGTCGGTGACGGGCTCTTCGTCTTCGGCTCTCGTCGTCATGCAGTCGCTCATCCGCGGCTTGCAGAAGATCGAAGAGAACCAGGGCGACATCGGCCAGTGCGTCTTCGTGATGCATCCTCGCGTGTGGTACTACCTGCTTTCGGCTTCTTACTCCGGCACGGGCACGGTGACCGCGGCGAGCGCTACGGCCACGCAGCAGTTGCCTGTCGGCTTTGCTTCGGCGGTGTTCGGCATCAACCAGGTCGGTCAGAAGACGATCATGGGTGTGCCGGTCTACCTCACGACTGCCATGACGATCACCAACAATGGTGGTGGCACGCAAGACACGTCGACGGTCCTCCTCTATCAGCCGTCGAACACGATCTTCGCTGAGTTCGGACCGATGGAACTGCTCGTCACGAACGCGGGTTCGACGCTCGGCTTGGCCGACCAGACCCTCGTGCGTGTCGTGCAGGAAGTCGACTTCAACGCTCGCATCGCGGCGCAAGTCGTCAAGATCACCGGCATGACCGCTGGCGACGAGTGATCAATGGATCTGACCACGACCACACGTGTCGGCACGCTTGTGAACCCGGGGGAGACCGCTCCCTCGGCGTTCACGACGCTGCTCGGTCAGATCATCACTGGCGTCTCCGAAGCGGCGGAGAGGTACTTGGGGCGGGAGGTCCAAACGACTTCCCGCACCGTGTACCTCGACGTCGAGGACGGGCAGCGGGTCTTCCGACTCGCTGCCTTCCCGGTGACCACGGTCACCTCCATCTCGTACGATCCGGAACAAGCGTTCGGTGCCGAGACCGCGCTGACCTCCGACGACTACTACAACCCCACGCTCGGAACAAACGGCGTGCTCAAGGTCAAGACGACCTTCTTCCCGCTCGGCGGGTTCGCTCCGTCTGCCCTGAAGGTGGTCTACACGGGTGGCATGGCCACGACGACCGCCAACTTTATCTCGGCGTATCCTGACGTCTCCTACGCCATCGACCTCCAGTGCGCGCACGTGTGGCACACTCGGAACTTCGTCGGCACGGTGTCGTCCTCAGGCGACGCAGGCTCGATCAGCCTGCAGGCCGTCGACTGGCTGCCGGAGGTCAAGGCCGTGCTCGACCGCTACAGGGTTCGGGCCATCTGATGTTCTTCGAGGTCGCGAACAGCGCGGAGGCGAAGCGGACCATGGAGCAGATCGCCAAGCGATCGTTCCCGGCCTTGCAGCGCGGCCTCAAGCAGATCTCCGGCGAGTTCCTCCTCCACATCAAGGAGACCCGCCTCAAGGGCCGCGGCGTCGTCTTCGACGGCGAGCAGGGCCTCATCCGTCGAACCGGCAACCTCACCCGTCAACTCAACGCGCAGACGGCGATCCGCGAGTCCGGCACGACGACCGACGATCTCCAAGTGCGGTTCGGCGTCTTCGACCAGAAGACGTTGCAGTACGCTCGCGTGCACGAACTCGGCACGGTCGGCAAGGGCGGCATGCTGCCCGACATTGTTCCGAAGCGTGCGAAGTTCCTGAAGGTTCCGGTCCGAAGCACTGGCACCGCAAAGCGTCCGACGGTGCGCGGCAAGGTAGTCAAGTTCATGTACCTGAAGAAGGTGGCGATCCCGCCCCGCTTCAAGTTCCACAAGTCGTGGGAGTGGTGGTACCCGAAGAACGTGCCGAAGATCCTTGAGGGCGTCGCCGCTCGGATCACGGGGCAGCAGCAGTGATCGCCACGATCACGCTGTCGAACTCGGGCACCGACCTCGCGGCCGGAACGACCGTCGACACCAACTCGCTGCCGTTCAACCATCGCGCGAAGTCCTTCGCCTTGCAGATGCGAGCCGACGGCTACGACATCCGGATCTACGGTCCGTCGGGCGCGGCGGCCGGGCTCGTCGCGATCGTCGGCACGCAGACGACGTCGTGCCGGGTGAAGTTCAACCTCACGGCCGACTTGCCGAACGGCGACACGCAAACGTACACGATGCACTACGGGAACCTCGGTTCCTACACGAACCCCTACACGGCGACGGCCTCCGGCGACGCGGCGCTCGGCATGGCTATCTCCTTCCCGGATCCCGTGCTTCCGTGCCCGTCGTTCCCGTTCGCGGAGACGTGGGTGGACGACGTCGACGTGCTGCTGTCGTCGCAGTCGCCGACGGTCCGCACCGCTCGGAGGAACGTCAACCGGCACAAGCGTTACTCGCTCACCTGGCGGTCGATCCCGCCCGAGACGGCCTACGAGATCCGAGCGTGGGTGTACGCTCGCGGCGGCGGCAACACGACGTTCACGGAGTCGACGGCGTCGTTCCTTGCGGCAGGCAAGTACCGCATGGTGCCGGGCACCCTACAGATCGAGCAGATGACCCGCGTGCAGTGGAACATCGGATTCGACGTCGAAGGAGTTGACCTCTAATGCCGACGAACGCCTACCGCGAGACGATCCTCGAGGCCGTGAAGACCAAATTGTCGGGCATCGTCACGGACACGACGAAGACGTGGTCGGCGACGGTGGCACCCAAGGTCACCCGCACCCGGCAGAACGCTCTGTCCGGCGCGTCGTACCCGCTCGTCTACCTTGCGGCGAAGGACGAGACCTACGAGCTCCGCAACACGACGTCGAACTTCCGGCAGTACGTCCGCACGATGCGGATCACGATCGAGTACTACATGGAGGGTTGGTCGATCGACACCTATGCGTCGTCGGCCGTGCACGACGTCGAGCGAGCCTTCGAGGATTGGACGCTCGGCGGCGTCGTCGACGACTGCTACCTAGAGTCGAATCGAGCCTTGCAGGCCGAGACCGACACCGTCCCGTTCGGCGGGGTCGAGTTCGTGTTGGTGGTAAGATATCGGACATTGAACAACAGCCCGTCCGCACGGGCCTAACACTCGGGGTACCACATGGCCACACCGCTTCCGCTTCTGTCTCGCTGCCGTCAACTCGCCTTCGAGGTTGAGTCGACGCGTGGCACGTACAACGATCCCGCCTTCAGTACCAAGTCGATCTTGGCCTACGACGTCACGCTGACGACGCAGTTCGGTCGGTTCAGCCGCGACGTTCAGCGCGGCACGCTGACGAAGTTGGCAGGCATCGTCGGCCAGCGCACGGTTCAACTCTCGTTCACCCTCGAGGCGTACCACGACGCGGCGGTCAACACGCCCGATCACTGGATGAACCTCTTCACCGCGTGCGGCATGAAGGCGACCGCAGCGAGCGGAACCTCCGGCGGATCCACCTACAAGTTCGAGGACGCAGTCTCCGACACGGCTCCGCTGTCGAATCAGACCCTGTCCTTCAAGTTGGCCATGGCCTCCCGCGGCGGCGCGGCAGGCTCGGCCTTCGGCGTGAAGATCAAGGGTGCCTCGGGCACCTTCACGGTCGAGGCCCGAGTCGGTGCTCCGATCCTGTTCAAGTTCACCTTCACGGGCGTCTTCCATTCCTTCGAGGATGTCACGCTCGCGGCTCCGACCATGCCGACGGTTGTGCCTGCCGTGTTCCACGGTGTCGGATTCGGATTCGCTCGTGCCGGGCAGTCGATCAACTCCGACCTGTGCCTGTCGCAGTTCACCTTCGACGCGGGTGTGTCTGTCGTGCCTCGCGAGTGCGTCAACGCCACCGAGGGCGTCGACTACTTCACGGTTGTCGACCGTCGTCCGGTCGGGTCGTTCGATCCGGATCTGCAGTTGATGGCCGACAGCACCGAGCACGACTACCACTCGTTCATGTCGTCGAACACGGACTGCAAGTTGGAGTGGTCGTTGGCCGACGTGATGTCGCTGACGATTCCTTCGCTGCGGATCACGTCGATCGCCGACGGCAACCGTAACGGCATTCAGACGGCATCGCTCGACTTCGAGGTAGTCAACGAGACCGCCGAGAGCGACGTCACGATCGCGTTCCTCTGATCTAAGGACGGCTCCCCATGCCCATCGCTCTCGACCCGCGCAGGGAGGTCAAGTATGTCCTCCGCTGCGACCGTGCACTTCCCCCCGAGAAGCAGACGACGTTCTCGATCCGGCCGCTCACCGTGCGTCAGGCGGCTGAGGTCAAGGACTCGCTGCTGATTCTCGACAAGGCGACGCAGGACCTGAAGCCTGCATCCGGCTCCCACGAACTGTCGATTCTCCGATGTGGACTCATCGGGTGCGACAACTTCCTCGACTCATCGGGTAAGGAGGTTCGGTTCACGATGAAGTCGGGCGTCGTGTCCGATGAGTTCCTCGACAGGCTCGCGTACGACTGGCGGACTGAACTTGCGAACGCCATCACCGACCTATCGACGGTGACCGAGGCCGCTCTGGGAAACTGATTCTCGGAGCGGCGACCGCTGCTCGTGCACTCGAGCAGGACTGCAAGACTTGCAAGCGCAGTCCTCAGGTGCGGCAGCGGTGGGGCTGTGACGTCGCCGCGCCGATCCCGTTCGCGTACCTCACGTGCGAGCGGTGCTTGGGCTACAACCCGTCCTGCACGCTCTGTAAGGGCGACGTCAAGGGACGAGCGCACTACGACTGTCCGAACCGGGTGCTCGAACCGGACACGCTGTTGGCTCTCTCGTGCCAGGCGATGTTCGAGTCGACGGGCGCGATGCCCGTGGCGGGTGGCATAATGGATCAATCGGATGCATGGCTCGTTGCCATGCGGACGATCGGCAGCGAACTCGGCAAGCATCGAGAGGCAGAGAGGCAGCGATGGCAGGAGGAGGCTCAACGCTCGAGATCGTCCTGAAGGTCAAGGACGAGGCGACCAAGGCCATCACCACGATCGGCAAGGAAGGTCTCACCTACTTCCAGAAGATCGCGAAGTACACGAAGGAGTCGATGTCCTCGATCGCGGACGTCGGCAAGATCGCCAAGGGCGTCTTCGAGGCGTTCGGCAAGGTGGTCGAGTACATCGGCAAGGGCCTCGAGATCCTGAAGAAGTACGCACCGGAGGCGCGAGAGTACCTAGCCGACATAGGCGAAGGCCAACGCGCGGCGATCACCAACATGCTCGAGTCGATCAACCGGCTGAAGGCCGCGCTCGAGGGCATCTTCGTTGAGGTGGTGGCGACGTTCGCTCCGAATGTTGCGGGATTCTTAGACAACATCACGCGGAACATCCAGTCGCGTCGCGAGGAGTTCATCAAGTTCTTCGCGGACATCGCCCAATACATTGGCGAGTTGTTCATGCGAATCGGCACCGCGCTCGCTGCGTTCTTCAAAGCAGTCGGCGAGAAGTTGGGGATTAGTTTTGACACGCCTGCTGTCGCCGCGCTGAAGAAGGAACTCGCCGAGTTGCAGGAGTTGCAGAAGAACGTCCTGCCGATGGTCGGCGCTCGGATGATCAGTCCGGAGTATGGCGCCCGTCAACTCGAAGAGACGGCCGCGCGGATCAAAGTCGTCCGCGAAGAGATTGAACGCCTTGCCAATGCCGGGCTAACTGGGGATCTGCAGTTCCCCAAGTTCCCGCAGATGGAGTCGATCCCCGGCCTCATCGCCGTCCCGAACGAGACGCAGAAGGCGGCATCAGAGAACCTCGACAAGCAGATCGAGGCCAACCGGGCCGCGTGGGACGCATTGTCCAAGATGACCAAGGACGCGCAGTCCAAGGCGGCTGCTGACGCGGCGAAGCACTTCGACGCTCTGTTGGCTCTGCAGGACGACTACATCCGCTTGCAGCGTCAGAAGGTCGAGAGCGCGACCGCGGCGCTCGATACGCATCGCGCGGCCGCCAACGCCCGAGCGGAGGCCGAGGAGCGGCAGCGCAACCTCGACCGAGCGCAACTCGATGAAGAGAACGAGCAGCGGATGAACGCTGTTACGAAGCGCGAAGTCGACCGCATAAACTCGGCGGCACGCATGGCGCGCGAGGCTCGCGACAAGACGATGGCCGAGTTGCAGCAGATGTATCAGGCCATCTCGTCGACGATGACGAACTCGATCCTCAACGCCTTCGAGGCGATCGTGCGCGGCACGATGTCGGTCGGCCAGGCGTTCAGCACGATGGTCTCTCAGATCCTGATCGACGTCGGCCGTCTGCTCGCTCAGAAGCAGTTGGAGTCGTTCCTGCTCGATCTTGTCGGGTCCATCGGTGGATCCCTCACGGGGACGAGCGGTAGCGGCAGCAAGGGCACTCCAGTCTTCTCGGCTCCCGAGCCTCTCGCGTGGGGTGGCCCTGTCGAAGGTGGCCGGGCGTATCACGTCGGCGAGCGCGGCGCGGAGATCTTCCGAGCCTCGACGTCGGGCACGATCGTGCCGTCGGGAATGACGATCAACGTGAACGGAGCGACGGATCCGATGGAGACCGCTCGCCAAGTCCGCAACGAGGTGATGCGTCTTGCCACGACTGACGCGGCGTTCCGTCGGAGGATCGCGACGGTATGACGACGGTCCTCGCTGAACTGGGGTTCGGCGGCGTCGACAGCCGTCCGAACTTCGCGGAGTCGATCACCGACGGCATCTTGGTGCCGAACGGTCGATGGCTCAGGTATCAGCAGAAGGCTTGGCCTGCGTTCTCGTCGTCGGGCAACGGAACGGCGACGGGTCAGGCTACGTTCCCGGTCGCGAACACCGACCTGTTCCTTGTTCGCACTCAGGTCATGTACTTCAAGACTCCCGCGTGGAGCCGAGCGTTCCATTCGACCGCGACGCCTTCGTGGCATCGGCACGTGCGTCTCTCGACCGAGATCACGATGCAGGAGTCGTTCCCGAACTTCTCCGGCGGCACGTCGTACGGCGAAGACGACGTCACCGTGGGGCTGATCTATGCCGGTGAATCTTCCGGCAAGGGCTTCGCGTGGGTGTATCAACGCCTGAGCGACGGCGCGACGACGCGCATCGCGCACGGCTACTTCACGGCGACGGGCAACGCTGGCACGTTCAACCAACTCGGCCCGGCCGTGACGGTCGCGGCGTTCACTGCGAGTTCGACTGAGACGCTCGAAGTCGAGATGCGTCTCGATGCGTCGGGGGGAATCATCACGCACACGTGCTCGTTCCGTGGAGTTGCCGTGGCCACCTTCACGCTGAACGCGGCGCTCTACAACGCCTACATGGGCACGTCGATCTCGACGAACCTTGTGAACAAAACGTTCTATCAGGGTGCGGTGGCCCGTTACCCGGGAGGGTTCGCGCAGGCCGCGTTTGACACATCCGTGGTCGTCAGTGGTCCAGGCGGCACGATCACGTCTCCGGACATCACGGGTTACAGCATTCGGCAGTACTCGTCGTCGAATCCTACGGGCATCCTGACGCCATACTTCGCGGCCGCATCGCGGCACATGCTCTTCGACAACGTCCGCCTGGTCGACCTCAACCCGGCACTCGTGACCCCTCCAGTCGATACGATGCCTGTGCTCGTGCCGTCGTTTGTAGCGGGGGCAGGCATCGCGGTCTCCTCTGAGGACGACGGCGGCTCGACGACGCTCAGCCTCGCTCCGGACTACTCGCAGCCGATCGAGGACCAGTACGGAGTGTCCGAGATCAAGTACGACAGCGGCCACACCTACACCCGAGCGGTGTACACCCGTCGTCGTCGGGCGTGGTCGCTGCACTGGGAAGCCCTCAGCCCGGCCGACAAGTCGACGCTCGAGACGCACGTGACCAACGTCAAGACTCGGTTCGCCGTGTTCAACTGGGTCGATCCCGAGACGAACGTCACCGAGCGTGTCCGCTTCCTATCGGACGTGCGGTTCGATCGCGTATCGTTCGCCGTGTGGCGTGCGTCTGCGGTTGTCGAGGAGGTGTTGACCTAATGCCCGATCCGATCAACTCCGCGCTGGTGAACGCGAAGAACGAGGCGCACTCGACGACTCCGTGGGTGTGGCTCTTCGACGTCGACCTCGACGGGACGAGCCTGCTCTCGGTAGCGGGTCACGACACGGCAGTGACCTACAACGGCCGCACCTACGCGGCGTTCCCGATCGCGGTGTCCGGCCTCGAGCGCAACTCGCTCGGGGACTTGCCCACACCGACGGTGACGGTGACGAACCTCTCGCGCGAGATCGCGTCCTACCTCGAGGCACAAGGCGTGCTCGACCGACGTGTGCGGATCTACCTGATCAACACCGTGACGGAGTCGGCGGTGCTTGAGTTCGGCGAGTGGCGCGTGCTCGACGCGGCCCTGTCGCTCGATGCGGCGTCGTTCCGGCTCGGCGTGTACCAACTCTTCGACGCACCGTTCCCGTCCCGTCGGCAGATGCGCGGACGATGCGACCACGTATACGGCGGTGTTGAATGCGGGTACGACCTCAATCTGACGAACCTGATATCGGCGTCGGCACCCAACTTCGACATCGCCTCTTGTGACTACACGCTCGACGGCGACAACGGCTGCATCAAGCACGGCCTGAACGAAGTCGCGCATGGACGACCGAAGAACCACCCGAAGCGGTTCGGCGGTCACATCGGCATTCCGAAGGGACCCGCCCGTGTCTGAACGTCTCGACCCTGCACTCTGGTCAGATCTCGTCGGCGTCGGCTACACCGAGGCCGGATGCTGGCACCTCGTGCGAGAGGTGTATCGCCGGATGGGCGTCGACCTGCCCGAGTCGGTCACGGCCTACTACACGGGCGCGGGTTGGACGAAGGTCCCGGCCGACAAGATCATCGCCGGCGACGTCATCGCGTGCGGCAAGGCCGGAATCCCGGCGCACCTCGCGATCTACCTCGGCGGCGACGAGGTGCTTCACGCGACGCGCGAAGGCGTCGAGAAGACCTCGCTCCAGGCACTGCTCCGAGCGGACTCAGTCGTATGGTTCGGTCGTCCGACGGCACCCGACGAGAACCTGACGTCGTTGCATTCGCGGGTGGTATGCGTCCGCGACATTCTCGGCAAGCCGTGGGAGCGCGAGTCGTTTGACGTTCCCGCGGGTATGGCGATTGAGCATGTCGCTCCCGATTGGGCCAACGCGGCGATCACATCCATCGGCGTCCGTCGCCGTTCGGAGTGGGGCAACGTCCGGCTCGGAGAGAAGGACGTCGTCGTATTCATCTGCGAGCCGGGCGACCCGGTGACGACATTCGTCGCGATCGCCTTGCAGATGATCGGGTTCGCGATCTCGATGGCATTGGCTCCGAAGCCCGGCAAGGAGCCCGAGGAAGGCAACCCGGGGTTCTCGCTCGACGGATATCAGAACACGGCCCGAGTCGGCATCGCGCAACCGCTCGTCTACGGCGAGCACCGCCAGGGCGGCAACATCATCTCGGCGTTCCAACGCACCGACGGCAACGGGCGAGCGGAACTGCACATGCTCGTCCTGCTCTCTCGTGGCCCGATCCAGTCGATCGGCGAGATCACGAGCGAAGTCAACGATGCGTCGGGCTCGGACATTCCCGACGGCGTCGAACTCGACGGCAACCCGATCTCGTCGTACCCGGTCAAGGTCTCGACCCGCCTGGGCACGTCGGATCAAGACGCCATCGCAGGCTTCGACGAAGTCGTCACCGCGATTCCATACAGCGTCGCTCTGAAGCAGAACACGGCGTTCATCGCTGAGACGTCCGATCAGGTCGACGCCTTCGAGGTGGTCTTCCGATACCCGGCGGGTCTGTATCAGCAGTCGACGACGGTGGCCGCGACGACGGTCGTGCACACGATCCGATACCGCCTGAAGGGCTCGACGACGTGGACGGGTCCGCTCACGCAGACGGACACCTTCGGTCGCCGGAATCAGGTGACGACACTCCGGCGGGTTGAGAACCTCACGCGCGGCATCTACGAGATTGAGATCACGCGCACGACCGCCGAGTCGGACACGACGAGCTCCGAACTCGCCGACATCAACGAGATCACAGCGCAGCGCATCGCGTACACGGGCAAGGCCGTGATGGCCCTCAAGGCGTTGGGCTCGGAGAACGTCGGCGGCGGTGTGCCGACCCTGACGGCTCGCGTCAAGGGCCGTAAGGTTTGGGTGTGGGACGGCGTCTCGACGACGACACCCTTCTTCAATCTGCAGTGGACCGACAATCCCGCGTGGATCGTCACGGACATCCTGACGAACAAGGAGCACGGGCTCGGACGCAACGGTCAGATCACTTGGGACAACATCGACCTTCAATCCTTCAAGGACTGGGCCGACTACTGCGACGAGGTGCCCGAGGTCGGATCCGGCAAGCGTGCGACGTGCGACATCCTGATCGACTCGACGGAGTCGGGTTGGTCGCTCGTCACGGACATCGCAGCGGGTGCCTTCGGCCGCCTGATCATGGTCGGGTCGAAGATCAAGGCGGTGCCGGACAAGGCGACGACCGTCTCTGCGGTCTTCTCGATGGGCAACGTGCGCGACCTCGAGGTGGGCTACGCGGGGAACCGCTCGAGGCCGAACGCGGTCGAGGTCCAGTACACGAACGAGGAGACCAACTACGAGGCCGAGACGGCTCTTCAGGTGGAGACGTCCGCGCTCGCGGCAGGCGAGGCCGTCCGCAAGGAATCCGTCAGGGCTCGCGGCATCACCCGTCCGATCCAAGCGCATCGCCTGGCGAAGCGTCGGTTGCTTGAGGCACAGAACCAACTGCGCTCGGTGACCTTCACGACGGGCATCGAGGCCGCGCACTTGGCTCCGATGGACGTCTTCCGGTTGCAGCACGACGCGACTGGGAAGGGCTACGGCGGCCGGATCCTCGCGGCAACGTCGACGACGATCAAGGTGGACGCGACGATCCCGTCCGTGTCCGGCTCGACGGTCGTCTTCCGCACCGTGGCCAACGGTCAGGACGTCGTTATCACGGGCGTGCCAACAGCAACCGACGGTGCGACGCAGTCGACCTTGACGTTCGGCTCGGCATTCTCGACGACACCCGTCGCCGGTGATCCGTTCGCGATGGGTGCGGACACGACGGGTTGGCCGCGGCTGTTCCGCATTCAGTCGATCACGATGGAGCCTGACCTCCGTCGTCGGATCCAAGCGATCGAGTACTCCGCGGCGGTCTACAACGACACGCCCGACGAGATCGAGTCGTTCACGGATGTGATGCCGGATCCGCGGCATATTCCGGATCGGCCGACCCAACTGCGCATCACCGAAGATCTCCTGCCGTCGGACTGCTCGTGCGCTCGCGTGCGGGTGGACTGGGCACTTGAGACGGCATGGCAACGTGCTGACGTGTGGTATCGGGTTGCGTCCGGCGGCGAGGCGTGGACCTACCGCGGCCGCTTTGAGGAGGCAGCCGAACTCGACGTCGAACCGAATCAGACGTACGAGTTCTCCGTCGCCCCCGTGAACAGCCACGGCGGCCGCAGGAGCCCTTCGGACGGCACGCGAGCCTTCTACTACCCGCGAGGCAACCGAACG